TCAGCTGCGCCCATGACTGGCCTCCGTTGCTTCAGGGTTCACTACCGGCAGCAGCGGCATCGGCGATGCCGCGCGTGCGCAGATCACCTGGTTGGCGATCTGCATCAGGTCCATGGTGGGATCGTTAAACAGCGCCTGCCCGATCTGGGCCGTCAGCCTCTGGCTCGCCGTTGCCGCCAGCGGCACCGGTGCGTCGATCGTGGAATATGCGTACGCGCGCCAGGCGTCGCGTGCTGCCTGCAGCTGCGCCTTACCCGCGAAGGTGAAGGTCAGCGACCAGCCGCCGGCGGAGTTCTGCTCTGAACTGGTCAGGGCGGTTTCAAGCGCAGCTGCAACCGCGATCGCGCTGCGGTGCTGGTGGGCCAGCGGGGACGGCCTGGTCTGCGTGAGTTGTTCGGTGTTCATGGCTGGGCCTCCTTCGTGTGCTCTTCGATGGATCTGCGCATCTGCTCGATCTGACGGTTCCAGTTGTCGCGTTCTGGCTTGCTTTCCCGCCGCAGGGCGAGCTGCAGGCGGTCCAAGGCAGGCAGTACCCAGCGAGGGTTGTATGGCTGCCGCTTCGGGGCGATGCGTACCGGTTCTTTCGGGGGATCGCAGAATGGATCTGCCCAGTCATGCGGCGAGTTGCACCTGGTGCAGTGGGTTCGGTCAGCGGACCAGATGTGATCCAGCGTTCCCTTGCGGCGCTCTTCGGGCAGAGGGTGGACGTAGAGGGCGCGCAGCCTGTGCCTCTGCTTCCGCGCTCGGTGCCACCCACGTTCATCCACCTCAATCCAGTAGGGGGAGCCAGATGCGCATGTCTCCAAACGCACCGGCCGCTGCTCTGCATACAGCTGATCCCGGATTGCCTGGAACCATTCGCCAACCAGCTCGGCAGGCACCGCGCCGCCGGCGCGCGCTGCATCGCGCATGGCACGCAACGTGTCGCTGACCACCGGCTCCCCTGCCTTCATGCTCGTGTTGCTGGTGCTCAAGCATCCCCCTGCAGCAGCATCGATGGGTCGATGTTCCAGCCGGCCTCGCGCGCGGCTCGCAGGCGCAGGTCGTTGGCGTCGAATTCATCCAGCTGGAACAGAGAGATGACCCCCTCCACCTGGCGGGGTAGCAGCGGCCGCCTGCGACCGAAAACCCGCCACACGCTGAGCGTCTTGCACTTCCATGCAGGGGCGAGACAGACCAGCGGCTGTCCGTGCTCGCGGCAGTACCGACGGATCATGTCGCGGACTGACGCGTTCGCGGGGGCGGCGCCGCGCAGTGCGGCGCGCACGGCTGCGGCTCTGGGGCCAGGGCTCATGCAATTTCTCCAAGTGCCAGGCCGGGCTGGACGGTGTTGCACCGCGCCTCGGCGATTGCTGCATAGGTGGGATCCAACTCGATCCCAACGAACTGAAAGCCTTCGGCGATCGCGGCGCAGCCTGTGCTCCCGCTTCCGGTGAAGGGGTCGAGTATCAAGCCGCCGGCTGGAGCGACCAGGCGGCAGAGGTAGCGCATCAGGCTGGTCGGCTTCACCGTGGGGTGGTGATTCCCGTTTCGCGCAGACCAGTCAGCGGTCTCGCGTTCGCGCATGGTCGCGCCGGCTCGCGTTACCGGTACCGCGCCAGATTCGAGGCCTTCGTTGCGGTCCTTCCTGGTGGCCTTGGCGCAGTAGAAGAATCGAGCCGCGCTTCCGCTGTCCGCGCGGCGGGCGCCGGGTTTCATCTTGAACCCCACGTCACCGTGATTGGCGCTGTCAGCACTCTGTTCGCCGCTGCGCTTCAGCTGGCCACCGCTGTATACATGACGCAGGCGTTCGCTCTCCGCGCTGGTGCTGATGTTCGCCTTCTGGCCAGGTGCATGCGGAAAAGCTGCGAGTACTTCCGCGCTACCGTCGTGGATGACATTGGCCGGCCACCGGCCGAGAGCTTCCGCCTTGGCCACGTTTTCATTGCACCGCTCAGCGTGGGCGGCCTTGGCATCGACATTCTGCATCCATGGACGGTTCCAGCCATCAGCACCGGTCTTCAGAGCCGGGGACTGATCACCGCCGCCGAGCTTGTCATCGGTTGGAACCCGGCAGGCATCGATGTTGAGGCCGCCGGTGCCGTAGGCGGCATGGTTGCTTTGTATCGTGCCAGCCAGAGGCTTGCGGGCCAGTACGATCGGCTCGTGGGCTGGTTTCAGGCCGGTTCCTCCCCATTCCCCGTTGCGGCTCTTCGGAAAGCCCTGTCCGTAGATCCACATGATGGTGTCGCGGATCTCCCAGCCCGCATCTTCGATAGCGCAGGCGACGCGGTGGTGAGTACGGCTGCCACCGAACGCGATCAGGAAGGCGCCGGGCTTGGCCACACGCAGTGCCTGCTTCCACGTCGCCGGATCGAAGGCAACCCCAGTCGAGTCCCAGGCCTTGCCCATGAAGCCCAGCTCGTACGGCGGATCGCACACGATCGCGTCGATGGAATTAGGCTCCATGCTGGCCATGATCGAGCGACAGTCCCCGACGTGGATCATGCGAATAGGTCCGGTTGGGCCGGCGGCGCCGGCAGTGGTGCAGGTGCAGAGGCGCGTCTGCGCGCGCGCTGTGCAGCGTTGAAGGCGAACCAGAAGCCGTGCCCGTGCCGGCGTGCGCGGCATTCCGAGAGGAACACGCGCGCGGTGTGCTTGGCCTGGTTGAAGGCGGTCATGCGAACAGGTCCAGTTGGGCCGGCAGCGCCGGCAGCGCCGGCAGAGGCGCAGCGACAGCCAAGGGAGTGGGCTTTATGCGGATCAGGCACTCTCCCTCGCCACGCATCTGCCACGGCCTGCCGGCGATGGGCACAAGGTCGTGGAAGCCACTACCACCGCCCACGCGGTCCTTGATCCTCACCTGGTAGTAGTCCCTGCCGCCGAACTGTGTGTGGTGCCCAGGACGCGGCCGCACGGCGACGACCGTGAAAACGGGAATCAGAAGGTGCCACTCGCTGGCCCGTACCTCATCTTCGTAGTGCCACGAGCCATTCAGATGGCGGTCCATCGAGAGAACCAAGTCGCCCACCGCGAAAGGCACCAAGCTCTCCACATCGCCGTGCGCAGACTTGTGGACCGGCGGGAAGAGCTCACGAATCGAGAAGAGCAGGCCGCGCCCGTTCACGTCAGTAAAGTCCGTGATGGGGAAGTAGGCGAGGGCAATCCCCCCATCCCGCAGGAGATAGAAGGCGGTTCCGCACGGGGTCGGCCCGGCCGCGTCGTGATTCCGCAGCGACTGGCGCGACCAGCCGCCTTCCAGCAGGTCGAAGACGATACGCTCTGCGAGATCCATTCCGATCTCCCGGTGCATCACGCGCTCGCTCTGTGCCTCAGCCATGGACGACCGCCTCCGCGCGCTGCGCCAGCTCTTCCAGGAAGCCCGGCCACAGGTACTTCCAGAATCCAGTGGCTTGCCGGTTTTCCTGCTTGTAGTCGGGCCCATCGCCAGAAGTGAAAATCTCTGTCCAGTAGGGATCGCTGTAAATGAATAGGACGTGCGCATGCTCGCTGTCCAGATCGGCATCAGCCAGTTCGTCCCAAAGCTCGCGTGCACGGCTGTGGCTCAGATCGTCGTCGCGACGTTCGCGCAGTAGGTGCTCCTTTAACGCATTGCGGGCGGTGGTTTCGTCGTACACCAGGTAGTCCGGACCCCACAGCTTGTTCAGGAGATAGCCGGCGCTGGTCTTGGCGAAGAACTGCGCCGCCGGCCGGCCCATGTGTCCCCAGGTGTGGCCAACCACACCGAACGACGTGTTGCAGGTCAGCTCGCACCAGTGCCGGGTCGTGCCGTCCTCGCTCTGTTCACTGCCTTCCAGCACATAGAAGCTGCCGTACTCGCCATCAGCGCGGACCTGGATGCGGGTGAGCATCGGGTCAGCCATTGCGCACCTCGGCGTCCAGGTCGGTCAGCACCGGCATCGCGGCAGGCGGATAGTGGTGGAACGGGCGGCTGTAGCACTCCATGGCCTTGATCAGCTCCGGGTGCTTGCCATGCAGCATCATGTTCCGGCGAATGTCGGCGGCCGACATCCAGAGCAGGTCGGCGTCACCGCGGCCATAGTCCACGTTCACACGCGCAGCCTCGGCGCCACGGATGTGGCGGCGCGGGTTGAACTCGATCAGCGTGAACAATGGAGCGGTGCGGGTGGCGTCATCGGCCAGGGGGCACGTGCGCTCAGCCATTGCGCACCACCTGGCTGCATTCCTGCGCCGTATCGGTGAGCCGATTAGGAGCGCTGTTCGGCTCACGTTCCGCTGCCTGGCTTTCTATTCTGCGCAGCTTGTCTCGCACGTTGTCGTGCCAGCGGTCAGGCAGCTCGAGGTAGCAGTTGAGCAGGAACCGCAGCACGGCGGCCTGCTCGCTCTCGGCACGGTGCGGGATTACGTCGCCGCGCATCCGCAGCATGCCGGCCAGCTCGATGCAGGCGAAGTTGGGGCGGCCGAGGATCTGGCGCACGCTTTCGTTGTCGGGAAGCTGCACTTCCTGCGGCACGATCGGCTCGCCGCGCTGGTGCAGCATCATGCAGAAGTTGGCCACGTCGCGCGGGTCACCCTTGTCCACGTGGTCCCGCAGCATGCGGCTGAGTTCATCGGCGCTGCACTGCGCCGGATCTTCCCAGCCGCCGCGGCCCTTGGCGCGCGCAGCGGCCATCTTGTCCTTCATGCTCATGGCGAATTCGTCGACCGCCCGGTCGTCCGGGTGCTGACCGGACACAGCTTGGCTTGCGGTAAGGGCCGAGATAGCCGCATCCAGTGCGGCGGTGCGCGACGGGCTCCCGGCTTCGGTGAACCGGGAGCGCAGTTCCTGCAGCACGAGGACGTGCGCATTGCGACGCAGATCGGTGGCGGTCACGGGGTGGCCTCCGGCGTGGTGTCCGCCAGCAGGAACGCTTCAGTGATCCCCATGCCTACCAGCTCGCGAACAGTCTTGTCGCTCATGGCCATGGCCGTATCACTCAGGGTGCGCGCGCTGTCGGCGAGGTCCATGTACACCTTGCGCAGGTGAGCTGCAGTAAAGCCGGGAATCGTCGTCAGTACGGGTCCGTGCCGGCGCCGGGCTTCGGCCTGGCACTGGCTCAGGAGATCAGCCAGCAAGGGCGCACGCGCAGCAGCGGCTTCACCGTTCAGCGCAGCATCCAGCTGTCGCACCAAATGGGCGTGGGCCTCCAGCTCGAGCGAGAGCGTTGCGTCCTGGCTGACCAGCGGTGCTGCTGCGGCCAGGCCGGCACGGATGGCGTCCGCATAGCCCTTCTGGGAGCCATGGGCGACATAGGCAGCACGGAATGCTTCGACCGCGCTGTCTGGAATGGGGTGGGGCGTGGGTGAGGCGCTGGGCTGAGGCTGTTTCATCGGGAGATCTCAGGCTGTGGTGGTGGCCGGCGGCGCGGCCATTGCTGCCAGGCGCTCGAGGCGCACGGCTTCGGCGATGTAGTGGTCGTGCCGGTCCTGGCGGACCTTTGCGGAGAAGAACGGATCGGTCAGGGCGTGCTCGGCGGCGGCGCGATTCGCCTTGGCCAGCCGGGCGGGGTCGTGGTCGAAGATGTCGAGCTGGTTCCTGTGGTCCATGGGCACCGACCTGCGCGTCAGTCGCGGCCGATGGGCGGCCACAGCGCCGGCATGCGCTTCTGCCAACCTGCGTAATGGATGCGGCGGCCGGCTTTCATCGCGCGCTGGTGCACTTCGCCGAACTGCACGCGCAGTCCGTGGAAGCGGTCGGGGTGGGCGGCCAGCGCCGACCGGTACCGCGCAAGGCGCTGCTCGGCCGTCGGCGTGATCGTGCTGACGATCACCGCGTCGTGGCCGCCGCCCAGACAGTGCAGGCCGGCCATCAGCGCACCATCCTGTGCACGCCGGGCGCGATACGCTCACGGCAGCTCTGCTGCTTCGCGCTGCTGCTGCCCGCTGCCATGGTGAATGCGGTACGGGTGCCGGCGCGGCTTCTTGGCGCGATCCAGTGCCGCGCGCTGGTCAGGGGTCAGTGCCGGTGCCGGCAGCTTGATGCCAGGGGATTTCATTCGGCGTGGTCCTCACTCGGAGCGTGCTGGCGCAGCGCGTGGTCGACGGCCTCGCAGTCGTCGCAGTCGTCGCAGACGTGGTGGTTGGCCGGGTCGCATTCGCAGCGGTGTGCCGCTGGCGCTGCCGGTGGCGCGATGGGTGGGATGCCGATGCGCATCTGCGCGCAGAAGTCCTGGTCGGTCACTGGGCTGCACTCCAGCGGTCGTATGCCTTCACCGCGTGTGCGATGGCAAAGAGGCGCCAGTAGAAGTGGAGCGTGTAGTCCTGCATCGAGGACGCGTGTTCCCAGGGCTCACTGAACCTGAACCTGGCGAACCCGGTGTTGCTGTCCGGCTTGTAGCTCTCCATGGCCTCGATGGCTGCAGCCACGGACTCGTTTTCAAGCAACAGCACTTCACTGCGCAGGTCAATCCACAGCTGTGATGCCCACTTCGGCTGGGTGTTGGGTGCACCGTCCTCGCCATCCACCATGTTGTCGTCAATGAAATTGTCGAACGACTCCCTCACTACCTGTTCGAGCAGTTCCGCGCGGAATTCCCGCATGTCCCCTTTGTTGGCAACACACTTCTCTGCCCAGTAACCGGGGTTGATGGTGAGCGTCTCGGGCGCTTCATCCTTGCGCTGGTCGGTGCGGAAGAACTCGATCATGTCGGGCAGTCGGGTGAACACGGACTCGCCCATATCGCCTGTTATCGCCAAGTAGCCCGGCCAGGTGACGATGTCGAAGCGGTAGATGCTGCTGCCGCCCCTGCTGAATTTCAGATGGCGATACAGGCCATTGTCTTGCAGCACCTCCAGCTGGTGCTCCGCGGTGTCCGCGCGGAATCGAGCGAGCGTCCTGGACTGGTTGTCGGCCTTGAGGTTCACGCAGCACCGCCTTGGACGCGCTGCATCCGGCGCAGCGTCTTGCGCACGTCGGCAATGGCGCGGCCGGCGCTGGCGCGGCGGTCCAGTACGGCGAAGGCTGCAACGTCGGCGGCAGCGGCCACCTGGTTCGGTGTGAAGCCCATGCCGGCGGCAGCGGCGGCCACGGCCTTGGCGGCGCCGGCGGCGCGTTCGGCCAGCGGGTAGCTGATGACGGCGATCACGCGGCACCGTCCTTGCTGATCGTGTAGCCGCGGCTGCGGGTCGCGTTGATGCTGTAACCGTGCTGGATCAGCTTCTGGCGAAGGCGGCATACGGTCACCTGCACCGTGTTCGACTTGCTGCCGGCGGCGCCGTACAGCTTCTCTTCCAGCGTCGCGCGGCTGACCGGGGTGTCGCCGGCGTCGATGATCAGCTGCAGGACCTTCGACTCGGTGGGGCTGAGCGGTAGGCGCTGGCCGCCGACCATCGCGGCGCGCGGCTCGGTGCGCAGGCCGGCGATCACGGCGCCACCTCTATGAAGGCCAGGTCGTACATCACGCACTGCGCCCGGGCCAGCACGGGGGATGTGCTCGGCTCTTTGCCGTCTGCGGTCGACAGGGGGACAACCGCATTGGCCCGGACGCATGCTGCCGGGGAGACCTGGTAGGAGCCGCTCAGCACGGCGTCGGCCGCGTCCAGGGCGAGCTGCCAGCGCTCGGGCTGGAAGCTGTGGGTGAGGGCCTTGGTGATGCCGGGGGCGCAGTCGGGCACGCGCTCTGCGGAGCGGAAGGCGTTGAGGCTGGTGTTGGCGACGGTTGCGCGCAGGCCCCAGTCGTCGGCAGAGGCCAGCTCGTACACCGCCAAGGCGGCGCAAATGCGCGGGCTGGTGATCACCAGCCCATCCGGGGCGTCACCAGCGGCATCAGCCGCCGGCTCGTCGCCGGGCGAGGCCCAAGCCGCAACGGCCAGGACGATGAAACAGGCGAGGGCGACAAGGCCGAGGCGGGCCGAGCGCAGGTTGCTGGTGGACAGGGGCATTGCGTTTCTCTCCGTGGGCGGCAGAAGCCGGCTGCGGAGCTATAAAAGCACGCTAATACGGAGAATGCAAGCACGCTTATTCAGCGTGCTTCTACGCTACTACCTCAAAGGAGCACGAGGAATGGGGATGGATCTGCGCAAATCGTTGGTGTTGCTGACTCTTGGGGTTATTGGAACTGCCGGTGCCCAGACTCCCGCGCCAGGCGAGGTCAAACGGCAGGCTATCTCTGTTGAGAAAGCGAATACATCCCGCCGATCCGATGAAAGGCCGAACACCGGCTTTGAGTTCATGGGAATTTTTGTCGGTGGACGACTCGTGCGGGAGTGCCCCATAGAGCGAGTCTACGGCGGGGCAATATACGACTTGTCCTCAATCGAATCAGCGTGTTGGGCGACCATGAGCATGCGCCAGAATCCGCGCCCTAACCTGCGGGACAACGACGCGCTGCCTGTGGTCCCTGTTGATAAGAAGAGACCTACAGGCACCCGTTCCGTCAGAGCGGTTGTTGTAGACGGCAGGATCGAAGGCTTGAGGGTTGAGACGGATGGGTTTCAGCATGCCCAGCAGCTTTTTGAACAGCTGCAGCAGAAGCTTGGAAAGCCGACGATCCAGGGGACCAGTGAAGTTGTCTCCGGGGTTGGGGCCAAGTTCTCAAGCCCCGAAGCGGTGTGGAATCTACCCGAGGTCTACGTCCACTTTAGTGGGATCGTAGGGGCCATCGATTCCGGTCTGATATCTATCTATACACCAGAGCAACAGGCGCGCGAGTCGGCGCGCCAGGAAGCACAGACCAAGTCGTTCTAACGTCAGACTTCCTGCGCGCTTCGCAGCAGTGCCAGGCCCAGAATCTTTCCGCCCACGTGGAGCTGATCAGCCTCGTGCGGCGGAACGACCTCGCTCAGGTACTTCCGGTTGGTGCTGATGACGTGCAGCCCATCCCGCAGCAGCTGCAGGCGCTTCACGTAGGTCAGTCCGTGCAGGTTGATCAGGTACAGGCCATCGCCGTCGAAGTAGTCCTTGGCGACGTCCACGAACACCACGTCGCCATTCTTGATGTCGGGATACATCGAATCCCCACGCACGGTCACCAGGCGCACGCGATCACCCTCGGGCACGAAGCCCAGCTGCTGGCGAACCTGCCACTCTGCGATGTCGAGCTCCCGGACCACGTCCGGGTAATCCTGATTCATTGCGCCAAAGCCCCCTGAAGCCTCGCCTTCCATTACTCGAAGGCGAACATAGCCAGCGGGTGTCTCACTGACTGATATCGAGGATCCATGAGACTCGTCCCAGCGCTCAGGCAGTTCGCCAGTGATCAGCCATTCGACCCGGAAAGGCTTGTAGACACGGGCCAACTTCACCGCCGTTTCGCCGCTGAGCGATTTCGTCTTCCCGTCCTCCAGCTGATAGAGAGCTGATGCAGTGATCCCAGCACGACGCGCGGCGTCGGCGGGTTCGGTGATGCCGCACTCAGTGCGTGCGCGCTTCAGGCGGGTGGCGAGAGCAGTAGTCATGTTAGCGAGCTTATTAGTCCGTTAAGTAAGCGTGCTTGCATCCACAATGGAAGCGTGCTTATATGGGGCTATGAACATGCCCCGGATCACCAAGGAAGAAGCCATTGCCGCCTACGACGGCAATGCCGCCGCGCTTGCGCGCGCTCTCGGTATCACGCCGTCGGCCGTGTACCAGTGGCCTGACGGTCAGATCGATGACCTGTGGGCTCTGAAGCTTCGCTTCGTGCTGATGCCGGCCCACTTCCAGGCGCTCCAGCGGCCCGCCGAGGACGATCCGGATGCAGATCGGATCGTGCCGGTCGACGCGGCCTAGCTGTTACCCATGCGCCGCGCGCTGCCGAGCTGCCGAGCTGCGCCATCTGCCTATCCCCTGAATTCCGGTCGTCCTGTCCATGGCGACCACTTTGCATCGCCTCCCGAGGTGCGTAAATGAAGCCTGATCCTCAGTACCACGAGCCCCGCTCCGCGGTGGTGTTCCGCCACACGACCGACGCCGTCCGCAACAGCGGCCATACCGACAGCAGCCTTGCCCAAGCCATCGCCGAGCAGTACCTGGCGGATGTGGCCCCGACCGAGCGCATCATCCATTTCCATGCCGGCACCGATGCAGACAGCATCGAGCGCGCGCTGAAAGCGAATGCCCAGATCGTCGGCCGCATTCGCAACGGCACGGTCAAAATGCCGGTGGACCTTGAAGAGTCGTGGGTGCGCGCGCTGCCGCCGCAGTGGCGCGACGCCTGCTCCCGCGAACTGGCCCAGCGCTATGGTTTCCTCGGCGCGCGGATCCCGATGATGGAGCCGCATGCCGGCGTCCTGGCCGTCGCCCGCCTGTCGGTGGAGTTTGGCCACACCCTCGAGGCGCTGACCAACATCCTGGCCGACGGCCGGATCTGCGCGATGGACATCCCTGAGATGCGCCGCGCGCTGGATGAGATGGGGCAGCTGGAAGCCGAGCTGACCACTGCCAGGCAGTACGTCACCGGCCACCTGCAGGAGCTGGCACCGCGCGCGGTGAGCGGTGGAAGCCAATGAGCACCGCCGCGATGGTGAGCTGGGCGATTGCTGTGGTCGGCGAGTTCGATGCCGCCGGCCGCCGCATTCCCGAGAACGTGGTGCAGCTGCTGCCCATGGTCGATGTCGTGCTCTGGGCGAAGGAGCAGCCGCAGCCTCTGCAGGTAGAAGCCCTGCAGTCGAAGTTCGGCCTCTCCCGCGCCACGGCCTATCGCTGGCTGACCGCGCTGCACGACCTGCATGACCCCGCGGCCGCGCGCGGCAGGATGCCGGCCGCCCAGCCGCTGGCTTCTGCCCTCGGGCGGCATCTTCCGGCTGCAGGCCGGGCAGGAGAGGCAGCATGAGCCCGCTCGCCAGCCTGGGCACTGTTTGCGGCCCGCAGCGCACCAGCAGCCTTTGCGACGTGCCTGATTCGGCGCGCGCGCCCGACCACCGCCGCAAGGCGGCGCTCAGTGGTCAGTGCCAGACCAGGATCGTCATCGACTTCGCGCTGTGGGTGAGCGCGTGCTGCACCAACTTCCCCACGGTCCAGCAGGTGCAGGACCGGTTCAACGTCAGCCGCTCTACGGCGTTCCGCTGGCGGAGCAGCCTGGCCGACGCCTTGTGCCTGGCCGAAGTGCCGAGGAACCCGTGCCCTTCGCACACGCCGGAGCCGGTGGCGATGGCGCCGCTGCTGCGTGGCATGGGGAATCGAGCGTGATCTACTTCGAGATGTACCCCGGCGACTACCTCAAGGACACCACACGGCTGTCCCTGACGGACCACGGCGTCTACTTCAAGCTGATGCTGGCTTACTACTCGGAAGAGGAGGCGCTGCCCGAGAGCCTGGGGGAGCTGTATGTCATCGCCGGTGCCATCAGCACGGCCGACAAGGTAGCGGTCAAGAAGGTCGCCGAGCGCTACTTCCCTGTGGCCGAAGATGGGCTGCGCCACAGCAAGCGCTGCGACGAGCAGATCGCCACCGCTCAGGTCCGAATTGCTGACGGGCAGGGGCGCCGGGAAGACAGGAAGCAGGCCGAGGCAGAGCGGCAGGCGCGCACCCGCGCGCGGCGCACGATGCTGTTCGAAGACCTACGCAACGTGGGTGTCGTGCCAAGCGGCATGGCCACCATGGCGGAGTTGAAGGCGCTGCACGTCACGCATGTGACTGGCGATGAACGCGTGACTTCGGCCCACCTGTCACGCGTGACAAGTCACGGAGAGTCACGCGTGACAGGGGGCGTGAACACAGGCGTGAACACGGGTAACCAGACCCCAGACCCCATATCTATTACTCCAGATACATCACTGCACGCTCAAGGATCTCTGAGCGGTGCGTCCGATGCGGGGCGTGCGTGCGTGCTGATGCGCCAGGCCGGTTGCCACTCGACCAACCCGAGCCATCCCGACCTGATCGCCGCGCTGGCCGAAGGCGTGACGCCGCAGGAGCTGGCCGACACCGTCACCGAGGCGCTGTCCCGATCCCCACCTGTGGCCAAGCCCTTCCCCTGGGCAATCCAGGCCGCTCGAAGCCGAAAAGCCGCCGGCGCAACGCCGACGAACACCACCAATCCCGGAGGCCCCAATGCAAACCCTCAACTCGGTTCTGCCGAACACGTCGCAGAGGAGCGACGACGCCACGAACAGCGCGCGGCAGCTGGCGGCTTTGGCGGAGCAGGCGGCGACGTCATCGAAGGCGAATTCCAGTGCGTCCAGCACTGATCCGGACCAGCGCGCAGTGAGCGCCCTGTGGACAGTGTGGGAGCGCATGGCCGGCATGTTCCCCGGGAAGTGGGTGCGCGAGAACGGCACAGCCCCGGTGAACAACGCGGGCAGCCTGACTACCGCCGGTGAGCTGTGGTTCCAGGTGATGTCTGGCATCACCCCCCGGCAGGTGGCGGAAGGGCTGGGCAACTGCCTGCGCAGCGCGCTGCAGTGGCCACCGAACCCCGGCCAGTTCCGCGCCATGTGCCTGGGCGTGCCGGCGCTGGCCGAAGTCGACGGCCAGATGCAACCGGGTCAGGCCCACAGCGGGTTCACGGTGCTGGTGCGGTCGAAGCTGGACCTGCACGCTTACCGCACTGCAGAGAGCGGCGCGCTGCAGCAGCGCATGCTGGCCAACGCCTACGAGCGGGCGGTGAAGCACGTCATGGATGGGGGCGCCGTGCCGGCACCGGCAGAAGCGCTGCCCGCGCCCAAGCACGAGCCACTGGAGGTGCGCGATCGCGATTCCGCGCGCAGCGCCATGGCGCTCGCTGCTGCCGAGTTGGGTTTCGGAGGCGCACATGGAGCAGGCTGACATCCGCGCCTACCAGCGGCAGCTGATTCTGTTCTGCCTGGGCGTCCACGGCGACAGCACTGCGGCCGAAGCGCTGGAGCTGATGGGCAACGCCGCGCTCGAGGGCGGCGCACCGCGCGAGGCCATGCTGCTGACGACCGCCGCCGCTGCCGGCCTGCTGCGCGAGCTGGACCGGGATGGGCTGGTGAGCCGCTGCGAGAACCGCGTCAGCGCTCGCCACGGGCGGCCAGAGGCTACATGGGCGGTCACCGACGCCGGCCGCGTGGACAGCATGCCCCTGCCGCCGTCCGGGCAGCAGCAGCTGGCCATGCCGCATCTGGCACCGGCGCCGACCCTGCGCACCCGGGGCGGCATTTCCATGGAGCAGCTGATGGGCCTGCTCAACGTCGAGTTCGACTGCATGCTCGAGCAGATGGACCGGGAGCACCAGGCCGCGCAGCTGCGCGCCCGGCACGAGTTCGAAGCCTTCCGCCAGCGCGCGCTGCGCGTGTGGGGCGCTGCGGAGGCATCCGCCTGATGCCGCCGAAGAAGACGTCCACCCGCTCGCTGCGCTACGCCTCCACGCAGGACATGCCGGAGGGCATGCGCCGTCTGGTCCAGAGCCAGGCCAGCACCGCTGCCGCCGTACCAGCCCCGACAGCGCCGCGCGCCTATCGGCCGTCGGCAGCGGCTCAGTCCACCGGCAGCGGCGACGCCGCCGGCAAGGTCGCGCGCGGCAGGCCCCGGCATGTGCCCGGCGAGATGAACAAGACCGAAGAGGCCTATGCCGCGCACCTCGCGCTGCAGATGGCCGCCGGCGAGATCGCCTGGTTCCGATTCGAGTCCGTGAAGCTGAAGTTGGCCGAGAAGACCCACCTCACCATCGACTTCTTCGTGATGACGGCCGCCGGCGACCTAGAGGCCCACGAAGTGAAGGGCTTCTGGGAGGAAGACGCCCGCGTGAAGGTGAAGGTGGCCGCCGAGATGTACCCGTTCCGATTCCTGGCAGTCCAGCGCGCCCCCGGCGGCGGCTGGAAAACGGAGGTGTTCTCTTGAACGCGATGATGATTGGCGGCGCCAGCGTGCGCCGCGACGACGTGGGCAGGTTCTGCCTGAACGATCTGCACCAGGCTGCCGGCGGCGCCAAGCGGCACCAGCCCAGCGACTGGCAGCGCCTGAAGCAGACGGAGGAACTGGTGGCCGAGCTGGTCAATTCCGGGGAATCCCGGGTTTACCCTGTCCACTCGGTGGCCGGCCGCTACGGTGGCAGCTACGTGGTGCGCGAGCTGGTCTACGCCTACGCCATGTGGATCAGCCCCAGCTTCAGCCTGCAGGTGATCCGCGCCTACGACGCGCTGGCGGCCGGCGTTCCCGCGCCCGACCCGATGCAGGCGCTGACCGATCCGGCGACGCTGCGCGCGCTGCTGCTGTCCTACAGCGAGAAGGCGGAGATCCTCGAGGCGCGCGTGCAGTACCAGGAACCGCAGGTGCGCGCGCTGCTGCGGCTGACCCAGGCTGATGGCGCCTTCAACATCAGCACCGCAGCCAAGATGCTGCAGGTGCAGCCGCGCCAGCTGTTCGCCTGGCTGTCCGAGCACGGCTGGATCTATCGCCGCGCCGGCAGCAAGAACTGGCTGGCCTACCAGAACCGTCTGCAGCAGGGCGTGCTGGTGCACAAGGCATGCGTGCAGCGGACCGAGGGCGAACAGGAGCGCGTGCACGAACAGGTGCTGGTGACCGCAAAGGGTTTGTCGCGGCTGGCCGAGAGCATCGACCGGGGGCAGATGACCTGGGCGCAGGCTGACGCGGCGACCGCGCTGCAGCTGGCTGCGGAGGCCTCCTGATGGACGCCATCGAGAAGCGGGCGCGGGAGCTGCTGGCTGTCGTGCTTCATGAGATGTACCCAGATGACGCAGGGAAGCGCTACGTGATCGACAAGTTGCTCGTGGATGAGTTGGACCTTGTCAGCGCTCGAGGTGCCATCCGCGCCATTGTCGGCGCACTCACGCCGCCCGAGGGCCACGTGCTGGTGCCGGTGCAGCCGACTGAGGCAATGATCGCCGCAGCCGAAGGAGCTCACATGCCTTTCGGCGATATGGGATTCGCCATTGCGGCCGCGATCAGCGCTCGCCCGGAGGTGCCGTGATGGACAGGCTGATCGCCATGCAGCAGGAGGTGGCACCGGTGAAGCCGGGCACCGCCATGGAAGAGCAGCTGCAGCTGAAGGGCATCGGCCGGCTGCTGGCCGGGTTCGGGTATCGCTACGGTTCGGAGATCCAGCTGCACGAGGTTCTGGCCAGCGTCCTGGACAACGCAGGCCATGCGCACGTGCGCGAGTACCGGTTGGATGCCAGCAACCGCGCTGACTTCTGGCTGGACGGCCTGGTGATCGAGGTGAAGGTGGCCGGCTCGCTCGCCGATGCCCTGCGGCAGGTCGGGCGCTACATCAGCCTGCCGCAGGTGCGCGGGGTGCTGCTGGTCACCACCGAGCGCTGGGGTGAGCGGCCGCTCGTGGCCCGGCCGGCCTGGCAGGGCAAGCCCTTCAACATCATCCGCCTGAAGAGGCAGGCACTCTGATGCAGACGACCTATGGAACCCTCCTGTACAGCGCCGCCGGCAGCACCTGGCGGGTGGTCTGCGAGCCGCAGGTGCGCGCGCGCATGAAACGCGTGTTTCCACGCGTGCGCCAGCACGCCGCCGAACACATCGACCTGTCGGCCACACCCGAGAACAGCCGGGAGCTGCAGTGGTTCACGCAGCGCTATCCGCTGTTGATGGATGCCGACACGGAGCGCGCGCTGCAGCTGCTGGCCGCCGAGCACGTGGATATGGAGCGCAGTCTGGGCGAACTGCTGGCCGGCCGCGTGCAGATTCCGGAGTTCACGCTGGCCAAGCCGCCTCGGGAGTACCAGCGCCTCGCGGGCGCGCAGCTGTCCATCCGTGGCGGCCTGCTGCTGGCCGACGATCTTGGCCTGGGCAAGACGGTCACCGGCATCTGCCCCATGGCCGCGCCGGGCAATCTGCCGGCGGTGGTGGTGTACCCGGCGGCGCTGCCGAACCACTGGCCGGAGAAACTGGCCGAGTTCGCGCCGCAGCTGCGCGTGCACCACATCAGGAAGGGCGCGCCGTACCCGCTCGTGCGGCAGCCGAAGCAGCGGATCAAGGATCTGTGGGACACGCTGCCGGACGTCATCCTGGTCAGCTACCACAAGCTCCGGGGCTGGGCTGAGACGCTGGGGGAGATTGCGCAGTACGTGGTGTTCGAGGAATGCCAGCAGCTGCGCAGCCCGGACAGCAGCATCCACAGCGCCTGCCGCCACCTGGCCAGCCGGGCACGGCTGCGCATGGGCCTGACCGCCACCCCGATCTACAACTACGGGTGCGAGTTCTTCCACGTGGTCGACCCGCTGCTGCCGGGCTGCCTGGGCACGTATGACGAGTTCCTGCGGGAATGGTGCATCTCCGCGCCCGGGGAGAAGGCCAAGCTGCAGGACGCCGAGCAGTTCGGCCAGTACCTGCGGCGGCAGGGGATCATGCTGCGGCGCACCCGCAAGGAAGTGGGGCGCGAGCTGCCGGCGCTGTCGAAGATCCCGCACGAGGTGGAGGCCGACGCCAAGGCGCTGGACGCCATCACCGGCGACGCCGCGGCGCTGGCGCGGATCATCCTGCGGGCCAACGAGCAGTACCGCGGCGAGAAGATGCAGGCCGCCGGCGAATTCGACCGGCTGCTGCGGCAGGCGACCGGCGTGGCCAAGGCCCCCTACGTGGCCGAGTTCGTCAGGCTGCTGCTGGAGAGCGGCCAGAAGGTGCTGCTGTTCGGGTGGCACCGAGAGGTCTACAACATCTGGCAGGAGAAGCTGGCGGCATACAACCCGGTCATGTACACCGGCAGCGAGTCGCCGAACCAGAAGCAGGCGGCGAAGGAGGCATTCATCGCCGGGGACAGCCAGGTGATGCTGATCAGCCTCCGCTCTGGTGCTGGCATCGACGGGCTGCAGCACGTGTGCAGCACCGTGGTGTTCGGCGAGCTGGACTGGTCGCCCGGCGTCCACGAGCAGTGCATCGGCCGCGTGCACCGCGACGGCCAGACAGAGCCGGTCATGGCGTACTTCCTGCTCTCCGACAGCGGCAGCGACCCGATCGTCTCGGACGTGCTCGGGGTGAAGCGCGAGCAGATCGAGGGCGTGCGCAGCCCCGGGGAACACTTGGTGGAGCGGCTGGACGTAGGCGAAAACCAGCTGCGCGCGCTGGCCCAGCAGTTCCTTCAACAGCAGGGCGCGGCCCTGATCACATCCAACGTTACAACCATGGAGACCTCCCGATGATTCCCAATTTCCCCAGCCTGGACGAGGCAACCCACCACCTGTACCTGGAAGGAAAGGAGGGCCCCATCAGGTGCCGGGTAGACGGCAGCCTGTGGGATGTCTGGCTGGACGGCCGGTCCCGCTGGGTCAGCAACTGTGAGGTGGCCTGATGTCAGCAGTGGCCGCGCCCGCAGTGGACCTGACGCCGTGCGGCAACTGCGGCAGCGACGACGTGCGCATGCGCGCGCGGGGCAGCGCCGGCAGCCGCCGCACCGCGCAGGTGGTCTGCGCGCGCTGCAGCGCGCGTGGAGAACTGCATGTTGGCGCAGATGCGGAAGAGGGCGCCCGCAGGGCATGGACACACCGGCCGATCTACATGCCGGCGCCGACGCCGGTCAGGGTGGTGCATGGCCGAGTGCCGGTGCCAGAGCCGACCTTGGAACGAGATCCGCTCGAGCTGATCGCCCGCATGCTGGTAGGCGGGAGCTTCCGCGAGCCATCGGATGGCCGGTCAACCATGCCGCCGTTGACGTCTGCCGACATCGCCGGTGCCGTCGGCATGATGCGCGATTCGGTGGCCAAGCAGGCCGTGCTGGCGGTGGCGCTGCGCGGGCAGGGAGTGTCCCTGTCATCGCTGGGGCGCTCCCTGGCCAGGCGTGTGATGCGGCAGATTCAGTGGCAGCGACGCTTCGGCGCAAAGCCTGCGCTGCGAATGGATGACCCAGCCGACCGCTGGCGCATGAGGCTGGTGCTGCAGGATGCGGTGAACGACCTGGTGTGGCCCGAAGGGAAGATCGCCGCACAGGATGCGGCAAAGGCGGCCAAGATGCGGAAGGGGGACTATCTACGCGTGTACGGGATTGCTACCGCGACGCTGCGACAGGCGCTGGAGGATGGGCGCAAAGAGTTCAGTGGCAGGGTATTCAATCGGTAACCTACCTATGTGACGGGACAGCATGGCGCCGTCCCGCCCCACGGAGATCAGGCTCCGGACCTGATGTCAAAGTCGACGGTTTTATGTTCAAGATCATGCTGAGAGCCCATCAGCAGCTCATACAACTCGTCACCCTGTTCCTTCGTGAGACGAACGAAATCGTGGGATTGCCCCGATTTCATATAGACAGATAGGGAAATGACGTCTGGGCGGTACTCAAACGATGAAATCTGATCCGCCAAGATTACTGTTGTATAGCTTGATACTTTTCCAGCATCGTTCTTGTGGGTACGAGTGATTTGAAGCAGCTGAGCCATGTCCAATCCTTTTGATAGAAGCCCTGAACGTTAAGCAACATTACCGCAGTCGCGCCGAACCTTACCGCATTCGACCGACTGCGGTAAGGAACCTTACCGCAGTTGCATTGGGAACCAGGCTTGTTGTCCAATTGGGACCATGGGCGAGAAAGCGCATAACGGGGTGTACGACTGCAATGGTCGCTGGGCCCTCGGTCGATGCTACGTGTATGTGTTGATGGCCCGCGATGCGCAAGGCCCCATGTACGTGAAGATAGGAGTCAGTGACGATCCCTACTCACGGATCGGCGCGATCCAGACCGGGTGTCCAATCCCTTTGGTCAAGGCGGGCATGGTCAAGTGCATGAGCCGTACCCAGGCCAGGTTGATTGAGAAGGAACTTCACGTTGAACTGGCCCCGTTTGGATCCAATGGGGAGTGGTTCCGATTTGATTGGGCTGACGTAGCGCAAAAGCAGGCACTCAACGTCGCCATCGAGGCGCATATGTCCAGAGTCAAGAACTGGGCACTTGAAGATGTGGACCTGCAGAAGGTCTTCGCGATGAAGCGCCTGATCGAAGCTCACCGGAAGAACGCATATCGCGAGAAGCGACGGCGGACTGCCGCTGTTCGCTCCGCTGTAGGTTTGTAACAGTTTGCGCCGGCCGCAGGCCTGGACTCGGGAGGTCCAGTGACCTGCGGTTCGTCGTTTCTGGGGCGGGTTGCCAGATGGGCGCTGGGCCGGACTGTAAATCCGGCGTCTGTGACTCACGTGGTTCGACTCCACGCCGCCCCACCATCAAACAGAGCGACGCCCCGATGCCTGCCAGCACCGGGGCGCCGCCGCAGTACACGCGTTTCAGCCGCGTGCCATTGGCCTAAGCCCTGCCGCTCTCCGGAGAGCGCGAGCAGTTTGCTTAACGTATGTCGCAACAGCTGAGACGTGAACACAAAGACCCTATTCCCTTGGCCGGGCGGTAAGACGCGCCTGGTGAAACACCTGCTGCCCCTGATCAACCAGCGGGAACACAACTGCTACGTCGAAGCCTTCGCCGGCAGTGCTGCGATGCTGTTCGAGCGCTCGCCGGCGAAGATCGAGGTGCTCAACGACACGCACGGCGAACTGGTGCGGCTGTACCGCGTCGTGGCGAACCACCTGGACGAGTTCGTCCGGCACTTCCGCTGGTCCTTGACCAGTCGTGAGATGTACCGGTGGGCACAGCTGCAGCACGTCGACACGCTGACCGATATCCAGCGCGCGGCCCGGTTCTACTACCTGCAGAAGCTCAGCTTTGGCGGGAAGGTGGAAGGCCAAACTCTTGGGGTGGGCCCGACTGGTGCGAAGCGCATCAACCTGCTCCGGCTAGAACAGGATCTGAGCGATGCCCACCTGCGGCTGCATGGCGTGGTGATCGAGCAGTTGCCCTGGCAGCGCTGCATTGAAAAGTACGACCGGCCTGAGACGCTGTTCTTCTTGGACCCGCCTTATTGGCAGACCACCGGTTATGGCCAGGCATTCCCGCTTGAAGAGTACGAGCAGCTGGCCGCGGCGATGGGTGCGTTGAAGGGTAGGGCGATCCTCACCATCAACGATCACCCGCAGATGCGCGCGCTGTTCGATCGATTCCACCGCGTCAGCGTTCCTATTCGATACACGGTCGGCGGCGGTGCTGGGGTTGCGCGCACTGAACTGATCTACACCACGTAGCTGGGCCATGGCCCGGCGTTATCTATGCCCGTTCCCCGACCGGATCAACTCTCGCGCCTAGCCGGCAGCGGGGCGGGCACCTTTCTGCAGGAACACCTGATGGCCAAGATCACCGCTCAACAGGCCGGCGGCACCAACGTCGTCGCCTTCCTGGACATGCTGGCCTGGTCGGAGGGCACCAGCACCAGCCCGGCGACGAAGAACCAGGGATACGACGTGATCGTGACCGGTGCCGACCGTGTGCCGGAGATCTTCACCGACTACTCGGTGCACCCGTTCTCCCGCGGGCGGAAGTCGAAGGCCATCAACAGCAAGGGCCTGACCTCAAACGCATCAGGGCGCTACCAGTTCATGCTGAAGGACTATGCCCACTACCGCGCGCTGCTGAAGCTGCCGGACTTTGGGCCGATGTCGCAGGATCTCTGGGCCATCCAGCTGATCCGCGAACGCCGCGCACTTCCGCTGATCCAGGCCGGCCGCATCACAGACGCCATCAAGGCCGTGCGTAACATCTGGGCGAGCCTGCCAGGCGCAGGCTACGGCCAGCCGGAGCACGCACTGGAGAAGCTGATGGCTGCCTACCGCAAGGCTGGCGGGGCAGTGACGCCGTGACCGAGCCGATGAGCACCCTGAAAACCTTCGTTGGGACGTTCACCGCTGCGGTGGTGGCGCCGGCGACGGCTGACGCGTTGCGCGAGGCCGAGCGAATTATCCTGGGGGTGCCGCAGTCCGTGCTGCTGGTGGCAATGGCCGGCGCACTGATCGGCGTGTTGTTGCTGCCGGAGAAGGACGCAGAGCGAGTAGCCGCCGATTCCAACCGCAGGCGTGGCCACCGATTCCTGCAGACAGCTGCGCGCTGGGCTGCGCTGGCAGTGGCAGTGGTGGCCTACGCCATCGTGGCCGCATGGGTCATCGCAGTTGCTGCGTCCGTCTGGCCGGCACTGGCCGGCGCCCCGCAGCTGCCGCTGGCCGGCCTGTCCGGTGTCCTGATCCGCCGGCTGTTGCCCGGCTACGTGCGCATGGTGGAAAGAGCTACCGGCGCCATCGGAGGCGATAAGCCATGAGCGTTCTGATTCGGTTCTTCAAGGCCCTCTGGGACCTGCTGGTCGGCTGGGCGGCTGAGGCGCTGGTCTGGTTGCGTAAGCCCGGAAGCGTGATGAAGGTCTGCTGCGGGGTGCTGGCGTTCGGTTGCCTGGTCGCTGGCCTATCGGCCTACGAGAAAGAGCAGAAGATCAAGGATCTCAGCGCGCAGGTGGTGAAGGTGCGTGCGGATTGGAAGGCCGACAGTGAGCGGCTGCAGGCCGACGTCGCCAGCCGCGATCAGCGCCTAGCCGAGATCGCCGCAGTCCTGAGAAAGGAAGCGGAGAAGCTCGAAGCCCTCCGGGCGGAGAGTGCGGAGGCGCTGCGGTCCCTGGCCGTCAAGGTCGAGGCGTCCGAGAAGGACGCAGCCACATGGCGTGGCCGGTACGAACAGCGTCCCGATACATGCAAGGCAGCCCTGGAGCTGCTCGATTCTGCCTGCCCGGAATTGAAGGGGTACTGATATGCGCATCCTTCTGATCTCTGTGGCGCTGACGCTTGGCGCATGTCAGTCGGTACCGCCCAAGCCCAACCCGCCGGCCCCGGACATCATCGAGGTGTCGGTGGCCACCTATGTCCCCATCGATGCCGCGATGACCAAGCGCTGCAGCTGGGTGCGCGCTGACAGGCCGTCGGCGGTGTTTGAAGTGAGCAATGGTCGCAAGCGCTGCTTGGATCAGTACGAGGCTCAGTTCGATTCGATCAACCAGGTGCAAGGTAAGCCGGTGCCTCACCAGGTGCCACAACCATGACGGCCGTGGTGAAAATCTATGAAGGGCATCTGTCCTTCAAATGCCCTGGCTGCAATCTGCACCACACACTGCCCGTCGATGGCAGGCCGAGTGCATGGCGCTTCAACGACAGCACCGACCGGCCAACGCTGGAACCGTCGATCTTGGCGCGAGGCGGCTGCTGCTATGAGCCTGACTGGCACGATCAGGAGCGCCGAAGGGGTATCGCCGAGCCTTGCGACAAGGGCTCCCCTGACGAGGACGGCATCAGCATGTGCCACACCTGTCATTCGTTCGTTCGTGACGGACAGATCGAGTTCCTGAGCGACTGCACCCACGCCTTGGCAGGGAAGACGGTGCCGCTGCCTGCGGTCGCGCCCTGATGTTTCACGATTGTGTTTCACATCGGTGCGAGTGAACGCGAAACTGAACGGAACAAGTGGATATCAACAGGTTATCCACAGAAAGCTGAATGGGGCGGGGCCCCTGGGCTTATCCACAGCTACCGGGGGGAATTCGGACCCCGGTAAAAGACAGTATTTCGGCCTCTAGGGTGCTCCACCACAGGCCACGCATTTGGCGGTTTTTGCCGGGAGAAACCGCATTTTCTGGCCTGAATAGGCTGTGCATCGGGTAGAACATGGCTGACATCCACGAATTCACCAAAGGCTGGTCCGTGGCCAGGCTGGCGGATGAGTTCGGGATGGACCGCCGAACGGCCAGCAAGCGCCTGAAGGAGGCCGGCGTCCCGCCGCTGACCAAGCGCGCCGGGCACGACGTCTATCGCCTGGCCGACGCAGCCCCTGCGCTGGTGAATCCGGGTGCCGCGGCGTTCGGCGCGGAGGGCGTGGTTGATCCGCGCGACCTGCCGCCGATGGAGCGCCGGGCCTACTACCAGTCGGAGAACGAGCGCCTGAAGGTCGAGTCGACCATAGGGCAGCTGGTGCCGGCCGCAGAGGTCGAGGCCGACTACGCCGAGCTGGTGAAGAAGGTCGTGCAGTTCTTCGACACGTTGCCTGATGTGCTCGAGCGTAAGGCAGGGCTCACGCCAGAGCAGGTGGTCAAGGTCCAGGACGAGTGCGATCGCGTGCGGCAATCCATGTACGAGGGCATCACCGATGACGACGTACGCGACAGCGCGTAGCGTGCGCCAAGGCGTTGCCGAGATGATCCGGCCGCCGCGCCGAATCAGGGTGAGCGAAGGTGCGCGGGTGCTGCAGGTGGCAAATGCTGCCGGCGCCGCCGGTTCCTGGGATCCAGACACCACGCCCTACATGGTCGAGCCGCTGGATACGACCGGCAGCCGCCATTACGAGGCCGTGGTGTTCGTAGGGCCGGCGCGGTCGGGCAAGACCATCTCGCTGATCGATGCGCGTCTGGCCTACCTGATCACCTGCAACCCGGCCGACGCCATGGTTGTGCAGATGTCCAAGGATGCGGCCGAGGACTACAGCAAGACCCGTATCGCCCGCAGCATCGCCGCCAGCCCGGAGCTACGCTCGCGGCTGAGCCCGCGTGCCCACGACGACAACATCCTGCTGAAATTCTTCCGGTCGGGAATGTCGCTGCGCATGGGCTGGCCGTCTGTGTCGGTGCTCTCGGGCAAGGACATCCACGACGTCCTGATGACGGACGTGGACAACTACACGGGCGACCTGACGATCGATGAGTGCTTCGGCCTGGGCCTGAAGCGCACGCAGACCTACATGTCGGCCGGAATGGTGGTGGCCGAGTCGAGCCCGGCAACGGACTACGCCGACGGCGCGTGGAAGCCGCTGCACCCGCACCAAGGCCCACCGGCCGCCGGCATCGCCGCGCTGTATGCGCGCGGGGACCGCCGCCGCTGGTACTGGCCCTGCCCGGAGTGCGGAGAGCGGTTCCAGGCCGCGCCCGGCTATGACGGGTTCGCGCTGCCGCCGATGGAGGAACTGCTCGAGCGCGTCGTGCTGGACGACGTGCAGAAGATGGCGCGGCACTATTCGCTGCTGCACTGCCCGCACTGTGGTGTCGGGCTGCAGCATCGGTGGAAGGACGGGATGAACCGATGCGGCGTCTGGGCTGCGGACGGCCAGGTCGTGCACGCCGATGGAACGGTCACCGGCGAACGGCCGGAGGCGCGCATCGCCAGCTACTGGCTCGGCGGTGTCGCTGCGTCCTACCAGTCATGGGAATCGCTGATCGAGCGCTACCTCCAGGCACTGCGCACCTTCGCCACCACCGGTGAAGAGCGCCCGCTGAAGACCACGCACAACGTGGACGGGGCGATCAACTACGTACCGATGGCGGCGCGGTCGGCCAGCGACCCGAACGAGATGCAGGAGCGCGCCGAGGTCTGGCCCGCTGGCGCGGTGCCCGCTGGCGTGCGGTTCCTTCTGGGGGAGGTCGATGTCCAGGCCAACCGCTTCGTGGTGCTGGTGCTGGGCTTCGGCATCGGCGAATCAGGGCAACTGGAGCGCTGGGTGGTGGATTCCTTCACCCTGCGCACGTCCAAGCGCGAGGACGGCTCGGGCGGCTTCCTGCCGCTGGATCCGCCGAAGTATCTGGAAGACTGGGAGCGCCTGGTCGAGAAAGTCATCAGCCGTCGCTATCCGCTGGACGATGGCACCGGCCGCAGCATGCCGGTCCACGCCGTGGGCATCGACTGGGGCGGCAAGTCGGGCACCTCGGTGCGCGCGCTGGAGTTCTGGCGTTCGCTCAAGGCCCGGAAGCTGCACGCCAGGGTCAGGCTGATCAAGGGCGATGCTCGCCGCGAGGGCGGGTTGTTCCGCGAGACCTTCCCCGACAGCAGCAAGCGCCGGGACCGTAAATCCGGGTCGAAGGGCGATGTTCCGCAGCTGCTGCTCAACGTAGACAGGCTGAAGGACACCGTCGACGCCAACGTGAAGCGGGCCGAGCCCGGCCCGGGCTACTACCACTTCCCCGACTGGCTGCCGGAAGCGTTCTACGCCGAGCTGACAGCGGAATCGAGGATGGCCAAGGGCTGGGAGAACCTGGCGAAACGACGCAATGAGGCGTTCGACCTGTGCGGCTACGCCGAGGGCATGGCGCTGTGGCTGAAGGTTCCGGCCATCAACTGGACCACGCCGCCGCCATGGGCCGCGCCGTGGGACGACAACCCAGACGTGAGGGCAGACGACGTCGCGCCGGCGCCAATGCCGCGCACGCGCACCCGCCGCGTCATCCGAAGCAAGTACCTGGGACGCTGAAATGGCATTCACCACCAAGCAAGTCGAACAACTGGAAGCCGCGATCGCGGCCGGCGTGCTGAGCGTCCGATATGCCGACCGCACCGTGACCTACCAGAGCCTGGTGGAGATGCGCCGCCTGCTGAAGCAGATGCGCGATGAGCTGGGCCAGGCCGCAGGTGTACCGCGGCGCCGCCGCGTCGTGCGCCTCTACCAATCGGGAACCGGCAATGTCTGATACCGCCGAGAGCAGCTATCGCGCCGCCGGCAACGGCCGCCGCCTTCGCACCTTCCGCCCGACTTCGCTCGGACCCAACGCATCGCTGCTGGGCCTGCCGACGCTGCTGGCACGGGCACGGCACCTGGCCCGGAATGACCCGTGGATGGTCAGCGCGCTCAACAAGAGCGTGTCGAACGGCATCGCCACCGGCATCCAGGCAAAGCCGATCTGGGGCACGAAGGAGCACAAGAAGAAGGTCACCATGCTGTGGACCCGTTGGGGCAAGTACGCTGACGCCGATGGCGTGCTGGTATGGGAAGGCCTGCAGGCGCTCGCCTGGCGCGAGTGGAAAGAGGCCGGCGAGGTGTTCGCCCGCATCCGGTACCGGCGGCCCGAGGACGGCTTGCCTGTGCCGCTGCAGGTACAGCTGATCGAATCGGAGCAGTGCCCGCAGCACTACAACGGCGTGGCCAGCAACGGCAACGTGATCCGGCAGGGCATCGAGGTCGATAGCATCGGCCGCCGGGTGGCCTACTGGATGTACCGGGAGCACCCGGGCGACCTGCAGCTGACAGTCAACGGCAACGAGCTGGTGCGCGTGCCGGCGGAGCAGGTGCTGCACCTGTACCGGCCGAACCGTGCGGGCGCGATGCGGGGCGTGCCGGGCTCGGCGCCGGCCTTGCTGCGCATGTTCAACCTGGACCGCCTGGATGATGCGGTGCTGGAGCGCCAGGCCCTGGCCAACCTGTTCGCAGCCTTCATCACCACCGATGCCAATGCGGATGGAGAAGAAGGCGATGCCATCGGCGATCTGATCACCGGTGAGGATGCCGACGGCACGGCTATCGGTGGGCTCGAGCCGGGCACGATGCAGGAGCTGCCACCCGGCCGAAAGATCACGTTCGCCGAGCCGCCCAGCGCCGGCTCTGACTATGCCGAGTTCCTGCGCGGGCATCTGCTGGCGATCTCTGCCAGCCAGGATGTGCCCTATGAAGTGCTGACCGGCGACCTGCGCAACGTCTCTGACCGCGCGCTGCGTCTGATCCTCAACGAGTTCCGCCGGGTCATCGAGCAGGACCAGTGGCTCTTCATGATCCCCATGTTCTGCCAGCGGGTCCGTGACGCCTTCATGGACCAGGCGGTGCTGGCGGGTCTGCTGAAGGTGCCGCGCTATGCGGCCCTGCGCGATGACGTGACCGAAACCCTGTGGGTGCCCGAGGGCTGGCCCTGGAGCCACCCTGTGCAGGACGTGACCTCCGAACTCAAGGCGGTGCGGGCGGGCTTCAAGTCGCGCAGCAAGGTGGTGCTGAGCGCCGGCGAGGATCCCGAACAGGTCGATGCCGAGCAGGCGCAGGACAACCAGCGCGCAGACGCGGCCGGGCTTCGCTACGACAGCGACCCGAGGCGAACGAACGCCTCTGGTGCCCGGCAGGACGACGAACCCGGCGCCCTTGGCGCCAACGACGATGAAAGGAATGACGATGACGAGTAAGCCTGGCCTGTTGGCCCGAATGCTGGGTCGCGGCAGCCGTGCGCCCGTGGTGGCCTCGCTCGCCGCCGCGGTCCTCAATCAGCCCCTGCTGGTGCAGCCGGCCATCGGCGAAGCGCTGGTGGGCGGCTATCTGGAAGGGAAGGTCACCAGCGACGACAGCGTGCTGAAGGCCGACCGCTTCGAAGTTTCCGGCCCCGACGGGCAGCCGGTGGGCGTGGCGCAGAACCTGATCGGTGTGATCAACCTGTCCGGTGCGATGGTGAACCGGCCGATGCCCGGTGCCAGCGGACCGGGGCCGGTGAGCTACGCAGCGGTGCGCGACACCTTCGACGAACTGCTCAACGATGACGCGGTGACGTCCATCATCCTGCGGCTGGATACGCCGGGTGGCATGGCGTCGGGCTGCTTCGACCTGGTCGACCACATCTTCGAGGCGCGAGGCCGGAAGCCGGTCTATGCGCTGGTCGATGACCATGCGTACTCCGCCGGCTTCGCGCTCGCTTCGGCTTGCGATGAGATCTGGATCAGCCGCACCGGCGGCGTCGGATCGGTGGGCGTGGTCTGCTATCACCACGACTGGAGCGGCAACAACGCCCAGATCGGCCTGAAGGTAACCCCGCTGTTCGCCGGCGCACGCAAGGTCGACTTCAACCCGAACTTCCCGCTCAGCGAGGAAGCGCACGCCGAGGCCATGGCCGATCTGGAGGACATGCGCACGATGTTCGTGGACACCGTGGCGCGCAACCTCGGCATGGATGCTGAAGCCGTGCGCGCAACCGAGGCGGCTTGCTACCGCGGCCAGGCCGCCGTGGCGCTGGGCTTTGCCACCCGGCTCGGCACCTGGCACGACCTGGTCGCACACCTCGGAGCGGCCGATGCGGCACCGCAGCCCGCGCCGGGCAACCCTGATTCGGACGACGATCCGGAGGCAGCGGCAACGCCGCCGGTGCCCGAGGCCGCTCCCGCGCCGACTGCAGCCGTGGTGGCGAACCCGGCAGCTGCATTGGCAGCTGCAATCGCATCCAGTGATCTGCCGCCGGCGTTGGCGGTGGCCCTGCTGCGCCGCCCTCTGCATGAGGGCGAACCGGCGGCCAGCGCCATCGAATACGCGACCGCAGTGCAGGACGCCTGTGCTGCGGCGCTGCGTGGCGATGACACCCTCGCGGCCAGCTTCATCGAGAAGAGCACCGACCTCGACACGGTGCGCGCACAGCTGCTGTCGATGAAGGCGGAGGAAGGCCGCAGTACCCAGGTCGTCACCGCACACCCGGTCTCTACGGCCGACAAACGCGCCGCCGACATCAAGGCGCAGCTGAACCCCAACCACATCTACAAGACCCGAGGTAACTGACGATGGAAATCACCCTGGCCGGCATCCGTACCGGCGAATTCCTGCTGTCCGAAGCGGGCGGCGAGCGCAGCCGCGAGCTGATCCGTCTGCCGGCCGGGCAGGGCATGCTGTCCGCCGGCACCCTGCTCAAGGCAGACAACACCGTCGCTGCCAATGGCACCGACGCGGTCAAGGTGCTGTATGGCCCGATCGACACCGGCACCGATCCCGCGGCGCTGGCGGTCAAGGGCGCGGCGATCGCGCGCGATGCCGAAGTGTTCGGCGAGAAGCTTGTGTGGGCCGAAGGCGTCACCGCTGACCAGAAGCTGCTGGCCGCGCTGAGTCTGGCCGAATCCGGCATCATCACCCGCTGGACCCAGCAGCCGATCGCATCGAACGCTGCCGATCACCTGGTGTTCGTGTCCGTGCCGCTGACCGGCACCGCCGGTGTGGCGCTGGGCCCGATCGTTGCGCACGTCAAGGATGTCTTCGGCGCCCTGGTCACCGGCAGCACCGTCAGCGCCACCCTGGCCAAGGCCACTGGCACCGGCAATCTGACCGGTGGCGGCGCGAAGGCCGCTGTGGGTGGGGTCATCACCTGGGATGCCGCGACGCTGAGCGCCGCCGGCGACTACACCCTCAAGGTGACCGCTGCGGACCTGGACGAGGCCACCAGCGACACTATCACCATCGCAGCTGCCGGCGGCTGACCGCCGAGCAGAGCCACTTTCACCCGTTGACCCTTGGCCCCGCTTCGGCGGGGCCTTTTCGTATCCCATTCCGAGAGAGAAATCACCATGGATCTGCAAACCCTTCTGGCGCTGGGCGTGCTGGGCTTCGACGCCCTCAACGCTTACATCAACAACCTGCCGCGCATCGTCACTCGCTTGGGCGATATGCGCCTGTTCCAGGAAGAAGGCCTCGTCGGCACCACGATCGTGAAGATCGGTATCGAGAACAACAAGCTGGTGCTGGTGCCCAACGTGCCGCGTGGCGCGCCAGGTCAGCCCAAAGGGCTGGACCGCGGCAAGGTGAAGCTGCTGGAAACCACCCACCTTCCGCAGCGCTCCACTGTCATGGCCGACCAGCTGCTTGGCGTTTGGGATCCGGTCAATGACCCGGAGGGCAACAACGTCGCAGCCGTCGTCAACCGTCTGCAGGCCCTGCACAAGCGCGATCTGGACTACACCATCGAGTACCACCGCCTGGGTGCGCTGCAGGGCAAGCTGCTGGACTCCGATGGCTCGCTGATCGTGGACTTCTACGACGAGTTCGGCGTGAAGCAGATCATCATCGGCATGGAGCTGAACAAGCCGGAAACCAAGGTCCGTACCAAGGCGGTATCGATCAAACGCGCGATCGAGGAAAAGCTCGGCGGTGTGCCGTACACCGGCGTCCATGTGCTGTGCAGCGCGGGCTTCTTCGATTCACTGGTGGATCACCCGGACGTCGAAGAGGCCTACAAGCGCTGGCAGGACGGCGCCGCGCTGCGTACGGATCTGCGCAAGGGTTTCGTCTTCGGCGACGTCGTGTTCGAAGAGCTGCCGGGCAGCACGGGCGGTAAGCTGGCCATTCCCGATGGTGAAGCGATCGCCTTCCCGCTGGGTGTGCCCGACATGTTCCTGACCCGCTTCGCGCCGGCGGACTACCTGGAAACCGTGCGGGGCATCGGCCTGCCTTACTACACCAAGACCGAGCCGATGCGCATGAACAAGGGCATCGAGCTGGAAAGCCAGTCCAACCCGCTGAACATCAACACCCGTCCGGATGCGGTGATCCGCCTGAAGGCCGGCGCGAAATAAGCCAGCAGTGCCTGGCCCGCTTCGGCGGGCCGGGCAGGAGGGTGTATGGCCCAGATCAGGATCGGGGTCGACCCCGACAACGCCTTCGGGCGACAGCTGACCGAGCTGGAGCAATCCCAGCTCCCCTACGCCGCGGCGCAGGCCGCCAACAAGGTGGCCTACGAGATCCGCGAGCGCTGGAAGCGCCAGGCACCGAAGGTGTTCGACCGCCCGACGCCGCTCACGGTCAATGCGGCCATGTATCGCAAGGCCACCAAGGACCAGCCGTACGCCGAGATCTTCATCCGCGACGAGGCCTTCAAGGGCACGCCGCCGGCCAAGTACCTGCTGGCCGAGGTGGATGGTGGTCAGCGCCGCCGGAAGGGCTTCGAGCGGCTGCTGCAGAGCCGAGGCCTGCTGTCGCCGACGCAGTTTGCCGTGATGGGGCGCGGCGCCCAGGCCAACCAGTTCGGCAACGTGCCGGCCGGCCAGGTGACCAAGATCCTGTCGCAGCTGGGCGCCCAGCGGGACCGATACCAGAACCAGACCAACGTCAGCCAGAAACGGCGGCGTGGCAAACGAAACAACCGTGATGGCGAGTACTTCGTGATCACCAAGCGCCGCGGCGTGCTGCGCCCGGGCATCTATGAGCGGATCGGACGCGGATCCGGTGTCCGCTCCATCTTCATCTTCACCAACGCCGCCGCCTACACGCCGCGCTACGACATCTTCGGCATGGCCGAGGACACCTGGAAGCGGCTGATGCCGTTCTTCCTGAAGCGCGAGCTGGAGAAGGCGATGGAAACCGCGAGGCCGCTGCCTTGAATCAGAGAGCTTTCATGCAGGCCTTCGACGCAGTCGCGTTCGGAGCCTTCCGCGCCGCCGGCGTTGCAGATAGCGCCTTCTACCTGCCACCAGGTGCGACCGTGGAGGTGCCGTGCACGGTGCTGCTGGATGAGGCCGTCGAGCAGTTCACGCCCGATGACGTCGCGCCAATCGCAACCACCGTGACTCGGATCACGCTGCAGCTGGCCGAGATCAGCCCGCGCGATGGCGGCGTTGTGCGTATCGCAGACACCGGCCGCCGCCTGAAGCTGGTGCAGAAGATCCGCGCCGATGAATCGACGGCGGTGTGGGAGGTGGCCAATGTCTGACCGCACCCCCAGCCCACGGAAGCAGCTGCTGCTGGCCATGGGCAAGACACTGCAGCTGATCAGCACCGCGAACGACTACCTGACCGACGCTGGCGCGGGGTGGACGCTGGAGCCGAAACCCGGTGACCAGGACACCCAGGCCGTGCTGACGGCCGTGATCGAGAAGCAGCTGCGAGCGGAGAGCCCGTCGAAGGTCAACACGCACCGCCTGACCACGGTCAGCGTCATCGCCAAGGTTCCCTCCGACACCGAGGAATACCAGCAGGTGCTGGACGACCTGGTGACCGACATCGAGGCGGCACTGGACACACGAGTGGTCGCCCGCAACTTCCCTGACGGCATCCAGGTGCCGGTGTACGTCGGCATGGAGCCGCTGATGCCGGAGAGGGCCGGCGCGGGCTGGGTCGGCGTGCTGATGACCTACCAGTCCCACATTCCCAAGAAATAACCCGCCGCACAGCGGCAACCCAACTGGAGAGCCACCATGGCCGAAGATTACAGCTACCTGGGCAGCGGCATCGTCCTGATCCGCCTGTGGAACAGCAACGACCCCTTCCTCGAGGTCGGCAACGTTTCCGCCTACACCGTCGCGCCCCAGACCACCACCTTGGAGCTGGCCGACAGCCAGAACCCGGGCGGCGGCACGGCCAACAGCGTCGATCGCGTCACCGGCTACAACCTCAACTACACCTTCCACGACTTCAACGCCGAGAACTTCGCTCGCGCAACCCGTGGCAAGGCCAGCAGCATCGCCGCCGGCACCGTGGCCGACGAGCTGGTGGTGGCCACGCCGGAGCGCTTCTCGCCGCTGTCGCGCCTGGCCAGCGAAATCACCTCGGTCAAGCCCGTGACCGGCACCGATACCTACGTGGCCGGCAAGGACTACCGCTTCGAGCGCGGCATGCTGTTCATCCCGGCTGGCTCGGCAATCGCAGCGCCGGCGACTGCGGGCCAGCCCAACGTCAAGGTCACCTACAAGAACGCGGACCTTGGCCACGTCGAGGCCGCCGTCACCTCGCAGCAGTACTACGAGATGCAGTTCTACGGCGCCAACGAAGCCCGTGGCGGCAAGCTGGTGCGCATGGTTGCGCACAAGGTCTCCGGCGGCGTCATCGAGAGCATGGGCCTGATCGGCAACGAGTACGGCGCCGGCAGCGTGCCGGGCAAGCTCGTGAAGGACGCCGCCAAGGCCACCGGCTCGGACAAGTCGGCCTACTTCTACTGGCAGCAGGAGAAGTAAGCCATGGCGGATCTGGATGTGATCACCCCGCCATCGCGCACGGTCCCTTTCCGTGGCCAGGCGCTCTCGGTGACGCCCCTCCGC